GACAGCAGACGGCGTGGCATGGGACAATCCAGAGATCGACGCTGATGAGATGAATGAGATGCTAGCAGAGTTGTGATCACAGCGGGGACAGGGGTGGACAGTCTACGGACTGTTATATGCCCCCCCTAGCGCCCTTAGCGATGCGCCAAGCGAAAATCCATGGGTCCCTCCTAACCTACAAACGTTTCCCAGAGGGGGCTTTTTTGTATGCTATAATATTTGAAAAATAAAAAAATCCTCCATGAAAATTTCTCCCACAAAGTTCGCAAGGTATTCAGTATCGGATACTGGAATAGTTTTCAGGGATGGCAAAGAATTAAAAAGTCATTCCAGAGGCACCATTACCGAGAATGTCACAAGGTATCAAGCAGTCAATATATCAATCTATGATGAAAACGGAAAGTTTGCGAAACAAATAAAGTATTACGTACATCGCCTAGTTGCCGAAGCATTCATAGAAAATCCAAATAATGTATCAGATGTTGATCATATAGATTGCAACAAAGAAAATAATCATGTAGATAATTTGAGATGGGTTACGAGAGAAGAAAACATGGCTCGGAATGCTCTACCAGAAGGTACAATTAGAAATCACAAAGGAAATTCTAGTAAGTATATTAAAAAAGATGGTGAGTGGGTTTTAATTCCAAGTGAAAGATCACCATGGAACAAAGGACTAAAAGGATCTTCATGGAATACGGGAATGAAATATGGAGATCCAGAAGGAACAATTAAAAAACGAGCAAGTGGTTATTACTATATTAAGAAGGATGGTAAATGGCACCATTTAAAGCAGAAATACTATGCCAAATATGGAATTAATCCATGAGACGACCACTAAATATTTTTGAAAATGGTTTTTTAGAAACCTTGAAACCCAAAAAAATTTCCCAGCAAAAAAATGCCTGAAAAAGACGAGTTCAAAGATTTCGATAGTATATTAAGTAATTTCGATGCATTCTGTGACGCATTTGAGTCGAGGGCATCTGAAGCATTCAACAGAGGAGATCAAAACGATGGAAGAGTTGTTACAGCAGCAGCAGAAGTTGGAGAGCGCACTCCTGAAGCTGTCCGAGAAGTTGACGAGCCTGGACCAACGGATATCGCAGCTGGAGCGACCACAATTGATGTATCGTCGTCCCACGGAATCTGAATACGAGAGTCTCTCAGAGACATTAGATTATCTTCATAATAATATCGAAGGTATCAAGAAAGATTTACTACAGGTTGCGAGGACAGTGTAATGGCAATACCTTTGGTGGATGGTATAACAGTTGGATTGTATCCGTTACCTGCGACAGCACCTCGCGCCGCATCAGTAGCGGTTATTCCTGCGGGTCAGTATGAGTTTAAACCTATTGCTGATATTATACCAGACACCGAACCAAGTTATGTGAAACCGTATGAAGTATTCAGTATGACGGTAAGCGCGGTGCCGAATATACCAGATGAGAAGATTATATCAATAACAGTCACCGGACCGACTCACTGTGTTTTAGAAGAACCTGTCCCTGGTTTCGAGAGCACGAGGAGTTTGGACGGTGCATTCGATCTCCCAGTGAGTCCTCTATGGGTCACTGGGGCGTTTATAGAACCTTTTGTGATAAACACTACTACTGCGAGCGGATTAGCGCCTGTGGTGACGATATCGGGGTATTATAGCGAACGCAACTTTTTTGATCGCGAGTGGTTATTAAGGTATCCAGATGCGATTGCGAAACTCAGTGGTGCTGGAGTCAAGTATGAGTTACTTAAAGTACTTGATAAGAATGAAGAATTATTTGATCCTGCGATGTTAGTAAAATCTTATCCGAGTTCGTTAAATCCTCAGACGTTTTATCCATTAACTCCAGCAGATGCAAAGCAGTGGGATTCTCCTGCGATGGAGGACCTAATAACGCGATGCGCCGATATACTGTCATATAAACCTTCTGATATCAATAAGTTAAGGATGTACTTTAATATTAGTATTGTTAGTGATAAAGGAACGTATCCTTTTACAGCACATATGACTGTACAAAATAATCAAGATAGTGCGGTAGATCGTATGACGTATGCAATAAATACTCCTAAGGTTGCAACACCACTTATAGCAAATGTTGTCTAATACACCAGCACTTTATACGCCATTCGATATGACAACAGGTCATGGACCATGGTCACCGGTTGGTTACATAGGTGCAAGTCCTAACGTTATTATTAATGGTCGTAATGTACATAAGGTAGGTGATGTCACTATACCACATTTTGCGAATCTACCAATACCACCAGATCTACATTCGGACACGATCTCTACTGGGTCTCCAACCGTCGTGGTCAATGGAACACCTATGGCAATGATCGGAAGTTTATTAACGTCTCCTGTGGGACCTGCTGGCACTGTAGCAGGATTTGGAGCATTAACGGTAGTGGTTGACAGCAGACCATTATAGAAGGTATAATAGAGAGGTCAAACGATAAAAGGCAATGGCAAAGAGCAGAGTTGGACTATCAGGAGCAGACACAATTGAGTCTCGTCCGAAGCGCACTCGTCAAGGACGTGGTAAGCACACCAAGTACACACCTACGTCACGCAATAGTGCTAAGAAGCGTTACAGAGGACAAGGTAGGGGATGAATTTAATTTGCAATCTTCCTGCAGAGAAAGTTTGGGTTCGTAGGGAATACTTACGAGATCATCAAGATGGACATGGGGAGTTTGTTGAGGGCGTCTGGGTTGCTGCTAAAAGTATACCTGGGCGTGCTTTTTACTTTGAGACATACTTACCACAATATGGTGCAATGTATGACAAACTACCCATTAGTGCGTTTGTACGATCCCCCGAAACCCCAGTCATAGACATGAGTTTGGAGAATCTACAATTCTGGAATTGTATGGATTACGGAGTCATGGCAATCAACAAAGGATTTGTCTCATCTATGGATTGTGAGGTCTTCACTAGAGATCATGGTCTTATGAAGGGACAATACTTGTTTACACTTGATAACTACCACGCAAATCCAGATGTAATAGATAACAATGTAAGTGAAGTGCCACAAGAGCACAAATCACATAATTGTATCGCATTGAACAATGGTCAGTACGCATTGTATCCTAATAACAGGATGCGTCTGTATGACCTCTCTATTACCCCTGAGGACCCCAAGTTCCCTGACTTTAAAGTATCTACCATAGAATACCAAGTAGAGGCAGGAATCGACTGGGGACGCCTAGGAGACACAGATGATTATTTTTGGCAAACCCCAAATGAACAAGCAGCTACTAAAAACGAATTACCTGGTGGTGAAAAATTTTCTTCCTAAAGAATGGGCAGAAGAGATCTATGTAGAGTTTCGTGATCATGGACGTGTAGAAAGTGCAATTAGAACTTATAATATCAAGTCGCTGGATTGTCTAGGATTTGTACACGAATATAAAAATCCGGTAGGAGGTCTTGAGATCTTGCATTACATGACACAGCGCATGGTGGACATTGTGGGGGAGCGTTTGTTTCCAACATACGCATTCATGCGCTGTTACAATGAGGGTTCTTGTCTTCCAATGCATACTGATCGTCCTGCATGTGAAGTTAGTGTCAGTATTCATTTAGGATCTGACAAACCATGGGAGTTTATTATTGAAGATCCTGATCAGAATCCCACTTCAGTAATACTAGAGAAGGGTGATGCAATCATCTACTTAGGATGCGTAGCTAGTCATGGTCGTAAAGACAATTACGATGGTGATCATTATATACAAATATTTTTACATTATGTTAGAAGTAGAGGTCCTTTGTCGTGGTGTGTAGGAGATCTAAATAAAAATAAACGACCGGATGGATGGGAATTCGCAAGACGCCATCTTTATGACGAGTACAAACAATTACTAAACGCTGAGCAAAAACACTAAAGGAGAAACAAAATGGGACACCCCAATCGATTAGACGGATCAGTTGACAAAGGTGAAGACTTTGTTAATGAAGGTATGACACTCATCACCGAGACTGATAGTGATAAGTATCTAAACATGTCAGCGAAACGTAATCGCAACAAAGCAAAGAACGAAGAGGTTTTTGATTCTCAAGAATGGGCGGATGGATTCGTTGGTAAGTGATAAATAGTAACAGCCTACTGCTGTGTCTAGATGCCGACCTTTCAGACATTTAAAGATCTGAGTATTACCTTTAAGAAGCATCCTGTAAGTGATGATTTAGTAACGGTAAAAGATAAGGCAGCTATCGTTCAATCGATTACTGCCTTACTCCTTACTAGGAAGGGAGAAAGACCATTTCAACCGGAATTGGGTTGTGATATTCAAAATATATTATTTGAACCATTAGATTATGGTAGTGCTGGTATTCTCAGATCAGAGATCGCAGATGTATTAAATCGTTACGAACCACGAATTCGTGTTAATACTATTAACTGCATACCAGATGAAATGAGTAATGGATATGATGTTGAATTATCGTATACGATCGTAGGTAGAGACGATACACCAGTAGCAGTAGAATTCTTCTTAGAGCGCACACGATAATGCCATATACTCAGGTTGCTAATTTAGACTTTGAAGATATCAAAGTTGCTCTGAAAGAATATATCAGAGCACAGTCAGATTTTACTGACTATGATTTTGATGGATCAGTCCTATCAACATTAATTGACACACTTGCCTATAATACGTATTATACGGCGTTTAATGCTAATCTGGTAGTCAATGAACTATTCATTGATTCTGCCACCTTAAGAGACAACGTAGTAGCGATTGCGAAGCAATTAGGATACAGACCCAAAGGTATCACCTCTCCTACTGCGTATGTTTCTTTTAATATAACTTATGGGTCACCAACAACTGATACTGAACTCCTACTGAAGAAAGGAACAGGATTTATCAGTTCATATGACAACAACATTTATCAATACATCACATTAGAGGATGTAACAGGACAAGTAGTTAACGACGTTGCAACATTTGATAATGTTGAAGTTAGAGAAGGAACACAGATTCTCAACACGTTTACTGTTAACACATCATTAAAATCACAAAAATTTGTTCTAGACAACCAAAACATTGACACTAATACTATTAGGGTAAAGGTATATCCCTCTGGTGGTAATTTTAACGAGTCATATCTCGTTGCCGATAATATTTTAAATGTAGATTCTACATCAAAAGTTTTCTTCAT